AAACAACAATTCGCCCTCTTGCGTGGTGCCTTCGAAGTAGTACGGCTCTGTGGAGATGACTACTGCGGTGGCGTTGAATCCTGTGGTTGCGACGCCTGAAATGGTGACGCTGTCACCCGTTTGAACCTCAAGGTCGGTGAGGGTCTGAATGGCGGCGTAGTTATCCGTCCGTTGTACGAACGTGATTGTTGCGACAGCCATTGCAGACCCTTCCCTCTACCTAGTGAATGTTTACGCGAAAGCGAACTGAACGAACTTGCTTGCGTCGATCATCAGTGCTGCGAAGTAACCGCGGAAAGCGATTGTGCGTGACAGCGTTGATGGTGAGTCGATGCTGATTGCGCCCTTCTGCTGTTCAAACAGTTCAAAGCCTGATGCGTCAGCCACAATGGCTACACCGCTTGCGAAGTTGCGGTCTACGACGACCTGCAAACCGAAAGCGTTGCCGTTGTACTGTCCCGGTGCAAGGTCACCAAATGCGTTCATTGGGCCAACTTGTGGGAACAATGGACGGTTTGCGTCGTCGGACAAGCCGAGAAGCGTTTGCCAGCGATCTGGTGCCAAGAACAAGTGTGTTGGCAGGTTGCCGTTAGATGCAGTCAAGATTGTTGATGCAGCCTTAGCAATTTCTGCAACCCATACTTCAGGCTTGTTGATGTCAGCCAACGCAAATGCTTCGGTCTGTGACGTGCCTGCTACGAGCTGGTCAGCGGCGTAGTTGTCGGTGGCGTTTGCGTAGATACGGCTCATGTCGTCGAGAACGACGGACAAGATTGCTGGATCTGACCAATCAATGTCGGCTTCGGAAATGTTTACATATCCACCGAAAATCTGCTTTGTGACTTGGTTGTTGAACACGACCATGGTGCCACCTGTTGGTGACTGCTCACCGATGGATGCGCCGATGCTGACGTGTGTGGTCACTTCTGGACGGATGAACACCTTGCCACCTGCTGGCATTGCCTTTACGCCGATTGCATCAACGACAGGGCGACGGCCGATGAAGTTGTTGTAAACAGGCGACACAATTGGGGTTGGCAGGATGCCGGGTGTGTCGGTTGTGACGATGTCCGGTGCAGCTGCGCGGAGTGCTTGGCTCATTTCGTGCCATGCGGAACCGCCTGCTACTGCTGCGGCGATGTATTCAACTGCTGTTGGCATTTCAACGTGCTTTTTTGCTTGTGCAAACACGATTGGTGCTGTTGGAACGATTTCAGCCGAAGCCTCAACCGCTGGGGTTTCTTGTGACATGGTTTCCTCCTCAGGAATGTCATTGGGTTGGGTTTCGTCTGCCTCATCCTCTTCAGGTTGTGAGGCGGCGATTTCTGTGATCACAGCATCCGCGAAAGCGGGCTGGGCCACAAGACTGATTTCGACAAGGTTGGCTTTGGAAACAACCATTGTGCCGTTCTTGTCGTATTTGAACTTAATGGGGATTGCGCCGACGCTGACCGAGTCATACGCGCCAGCCTTGACTAACTCGATGGCTTCGTCGGATGCGCGGGTCTTAGCAAACTTGGCTGTAAACAGCAAGCCTTCTTCCGCCTCAACTAACTCGGTGACAACACCACGCAGCTGCGTCATGTCGTGACCCTCAATCAGTTTCGGTGCCTTAGCGTTTACGTCAAATGCGCCACGGCGAAACATGACAGATTCGCCACTTGACACCGTTGCAGGCGTGTCCCAAGGAACAGCAACGCCCGTGATGGTGCGGGGTGAGTCCTCACCTGCAGCGGCGTCAAGGGTGACAGGCACGGCCTTAAATTGGATCATGCTTCTTCCATTTCGTTTGAACGACGGGAGTCCTCTGCGACTTCACCGGCGTAATCTTCCATGTTGAATTCAACGTAGCGACCGCGGGGCAAAATGTTGTCGGCTGACAAGGTTTGCTCAATGCAGTCAAGATAGATGCGAGCGCCGAACAAGTAGAGGTCTTGGCGGGCCTGCTCAGCGTTCTGGTACGTCATCGATGCGCCTTCGGTCGGAGCCGACACCAAATAGGCGGGGATGTTGCACAGGCGAGCCATTTCTAGCGCCTGATACTTGCGCTGGTCGCCGATGACTTCTTGCGGGTTGGTCTTGTATTCGCGAAACTCGACTTGGCGAGATAAAGCACCAATAGCGTTCGCTTTACGAGCCTGAGCCCACGCCGACGCCAGCGAGCCTAAGTCCTCGCCCGACAAATCTTCGCCGTCTACCTGCTGCAAGTAACCGGGTGTGGTTTCTAGTTGGGCGTAACGGTCTGCGGCCTGATCGAGGTAGATGCTGGTGTTAATGGCGCGAGCGCCAATTTTTAGGATGCCTTCGATGGGACTGATAAATTGTACGACGTTTTCAACCGACAAAGGTTGCCCATTAAACTCGAGTTCATCTGATGGCCCGTAAAACTGTGGATAGCCCGTCTGTTTAACGCTGCTCATGTTGGACGCGGGAAGCCATGTAAACGCTGCGGGGAATCCTTGTGTGCCGCCACCAGCTGGTGCGTAGCGGCGGGTGATGTAGGCGTAGGCCACACCGTAAAAGAACAAGTCGGAGAAAATGTTTACAAAGAAGAACGAGCGGGAGACTTTTGGATCTGGGCGTTCCATCCAAGGCTCGAGCGGAAGGTAAACTTCTTCGTAGTTTTCGCCCATCCATTGTTTTGAGTAGTGCTTTAATTCGAGCGAGCCGATAAGGCCAGCAATTAAGTCGCGGGAACGGGACACGGTCGGCACGGACAAGGCTTTAATTTCATCGGTGCCTGTTTGGTAAACAATGAAGTTGCCAACATTGGCTGCACCAGCGGCAGCCTTAACAGGCGCAGATGCGAAATGCGCCGTTTCAACTTTGCGTGAGAAAATACCCATGTGCTTGGAGTCTGTCACAAACTAATTGCATTTGCAAGTACCTTACGCAGAAACTCCGAACGCCACCCTGTTTGAATTGGCTGGGCGAGACACCATGACCGTGGCGGCAATCAAACAACGGCAAGCCTCAATCGGCCCCGGTGACCGCTGACTCGACACAACAATCGACGCAGCTGATTTGACCAGCACAGCTCGGTTCACATGCTCGGCCAGCATCTCGCCGCCGTCATGCTGAATCTTGTTTTCAGCAATTAACGATCTAGCAATGGACGTCCATTTCAACAGTTCACCATAACCCCAATCCTGTTTACGGCGAATGTATTTCTCTGGCGTATGCACAGCCAGCGATGGCGTAATAGCCAAGGTCAATTTCGGGTCGGCGTCCATGGCCCGTTCAATGTGTTCCCACATTTCACTAATGGATTCGGCCGTGAATTTAATGCCGGCAACAATTGTGCCGCCACTATTTTTACGCGCCCACACACCCACATATTTTGAATCGTCCACAGCGGAATCCACAGCCAACACCGATGGCCCGCCGTCGTGGACTAGGTCGTTGGCGACACGGTTGTTCCACACGCCGACCGGTAGCCAAGATGACGCAGCCGCCACCCATAGGTTGCAGTGCGCTCGAAGGAATTGGTTGCGGTCAGGTGCTGCAGCTGCGGACTGTAAACCTTTAATGGTGATGGTGCGTCCGAGGCTGGGGTTGGGGTAGCCCCAATACTGTGGATCTAGCGGGTCTACGCCAGACGGCAATGACCACTCAGCAAAATACAAGTCCCCCGCAGTATTTGTATCAATCAGACCTAGCGCCTGCTCGCGAAGTTTCAACATTGCTCGACTTGACTCGTCGCCAGCGGTGGAGGTCATCCAACAAAGCGGGCTAGGCACCGCAATCTGGCTAGGCAAAAGTGCGCCAAAAATAGCCGCCTCAGTCATCGCCCACACCTCGTCCAACAACATAATGTCCCACGTCCCACCGTGCTTCTTACCGGTCGCCGACTTAACCGCGTAAACAGAACCGTCTGCCATTTTGACTTGGTGGCGGCCATAAGCCCACGTCACTTTGCACAGATCAGATTCCTCCCACAACTCAAACGTTTCGCGCAGCTCCTCAAACACTTCAGTCGCCAGCCCAAGTTCGTGCGCCGATGACATGATGCGGACAGGCCTACCCCAAATGCGTGGCAACTCAGACAACGCCCAGCCAACAATCGCCGCGTTCATAGTCGTCTTACCGTTTTGACGTGCAGCACTCACCAAAGCTTTGGAATGCGTAAACCGCAGCTGCTCATCATGCGTAAACGCCCCCGTCAAAGCACGAACCTGCCACGGAAACAACACGCGCCCCAGATGCACCCTCGACCACTCAGCAATTAAAGAGCCAAAAGATTCTCTACCCACACTCGGCGTTTCCAACCTCGGAAACTCTTCCCCGTTTACAGACGTATCGCTCGAGATCAGGGAAGACCCGGCCCGAACCGGTTCGTTCTCGTTGGAGATACGAAAGAA